CTTTTCGTATTGATCAAATAAGTGTTTAGTAATGATAAATCCTAGGACGGAATCGCCCATGAATTCAAGTGTTTCGTACGAACCAGTCAGTCCTGAATAGCGTTTCAGGGCTGACTTGTGCGTGCGCGCGCGCTGATACAAGTCTGTGTTTTTAATTTTTGTTCCGACAAGTGAATTTATTAGTGAAACATCAAGTGTCGGCGCTGGTTCCATTGTTTATGTTACTAGGCACCAAGGTTTTAAGCTACTTCTTACTGACGAACGCCTTGTACAAAAAGTACAGAACGAATAAAATCATAAGAATGTTGAACAGTTTAATTGTAGTGCAGTACAATGACGTGTTATTAGCGTCACAATTGACCGTTGAACCGAAAAGTCCAAAAACTCCAGAACCGGCAATTCCTCCATTATCGCGACGACCCATTTATATTATATTACACGGAAAAATTAAGCCTTGGCAACCTTCTTCTCGACCTTTGGGCGTGCAGCCTTATCCTTGGCAGGCTCGGCGGCAGTCTCAGCCTTTGGCGCCTTGGGGGCCTTTGGCTTGGCGACCTTGTCGGAAGGCTCCTTCACGTAGTGGGGGCTGATGTACTTCTGGATGTTCATGAAGGTCACCTGAATGCCCTCTGGGGGGTTCAGCAGGTCCTTCAGTGGGGCGTCCAGCGTGATGTTCTTGCCGTTCTTCAGGCCCTTCTCCGTCAGGTAGGCGCTGATGCGCTTGGTCACATCAGCACGGGAGATCTTCTCATCAGCCGCCAGACCAAGGAAGCTGCGCAGCTTCTCGGTCACGACCTGTGGCTTGCTGAAACCATTGCTGGCGGCGCGAGCCTTGGCCTTCTCGCCGTTGGGATCCTCCAGGTGCTGGCGGATCTTGCGAACGTCCTTGCGCAGAGACTTGATCTCCTTTGCCAGGTCCTCGAGTGTCAGTGGTGCAGCCATTTATACTATATGGTGGCATCGTTCCTTTAAGCCAGTAATAGCGATGCTAAAACAATCACAAGAAGAGCCAAAAAGAGTTTAAACAGGGTTAGCCAGGAGAATTCACCTTCACGTTTCATCCATGAAAAGAATTCGGCAGCTCCAGGAGTTTCTGTTGGTTTGTCACTTGTTACTAAATTCACATTGAAATCAGGAGGTAGAACACCAGCTGACGGTCTGAATTCAAGCCCAATTCTGGGCATGAGTCCGATTTTTGAACCACAGGTTGGGGCACAGCATCCAGGTTCGCATGGGTAGACCAGGCCATTTTCACGGTTCACATAACCACATATAACCTGACCAGGATCAGTAACATCAGGTAGACACTGGCAATATCTTGTCAAAAATTCCACGCTACAGTTACTTGATGCGTTCATCTAACATTAAAGAAGATTTTTCCTACTAGTATAATGGAGTTCACCAAGCCTGTGAAGCTCCCAGATGGCCGTTACTTTCTGAAGATTAATGGTGCTCGCCGTCAGGTGAATGACGTGCTTCTCCAGGACGACCTTGTGGGCAAGTCTGTAAATTTCAAGGTGGAGACGGGTCTTGACATTTTCCAGACCATTGACGAGGAGATCCTTGCCCATGCCAAGCAGTCAAAGGTAGAGTGGTTCGGTAAGGAGCTTTCAGACGAGACCATCAACAGCGCTTACCAGGAGAGCATCACGGACGGTGTTCTGAGTTCATCACTGGCAACCATCAAGGGTGAGATTGTAACACTGGCTTTTGATCGGCAGAAGAACTCAGTCGCTCTTCAGGACATCAAGGCTGACACCCGTTGTGACGTTATGTTCGAGCTGGCAGGTCTGTGGTTCCTGAAGAAATCATTCGGTCCAATCTGGCGTGCGATCCAGGTACGCGTCCGAGGTGCCCCCAAGGCTCCGGATTTTCCCAAGGATTATTTGTTCACAGACGACCCCGAGGAGGTTGAGGATGACCCAGCAGATTATGTCGACTAAACTTTGGTCCAGTCGGACTGAGCCAAAAAATTATCCGCATTTAATATAAATGGATCTCAAGGGTCTGGCAATTTTAATACTGGCGGTGGTTGTTCTGTATCTTCTGTTCGCCCCCAAGTGCAGCGGGTACGCCCCTACCGCCCCCGCTGGTTTCTCGGCGGCAGCCTCAGCAGTTGCGGCAGCCCCAGCAGCGACCGACTATTCAACCGGCGTGGTTTCCTCAGCTGGCCTGATCCCTCGCGAGGTTGTGGCCACTGAGGATTTTGGTCAGTTCAGCCCAGATCAGATCATGAGCGGCCAGAACTACCTGGACCCACGCTCCCAGATCGGCTACCCAGAGACTATCGGTGGTGTGCTGCGCAACGCCAATCTGCAGTTCCGCTCAGAGCCAGTCAACCCACGCGAGCCAGTGTCCATTTTCAACCTGAGCACCATCCCCCCAGACACCATGCGTCCCAAGTTCGAGATTTCCCCAGAGTATCAGTAAATATAAGCTTAAAAAAATCGTCAGCAATTTGATAAATGGCTGACGAGCAATTTAAAACGGCTATGAAAGAGTGGGTGGCTCTTAAAGCCCAACTATCATCAGCTCGCAAAGATCTCCAAGTGCTTAATAAGCGCGAAAAGGACCTCCGCGAGTTCGTCACTGTACACATGAAAACGCACGAGATTGACACAGTCCGGGTCCATGATAAGGTCAAGGTCAATCTTAATACTAAACAGACCAAGGGTGGCATCACCAAGGAAGTCATCAAGAAGGGCCTTTTGACTTACTTTAGTGGTGATGAAGTACGTACAGAGGGTGCTTTCCAGTCCATTGTTGACGCAGCTCCAGTTGCCTCAAAGTCTTCAGTGACCGTTGTTGGGTTAAAGGCTATGACCGAGTAATAGATAAGTAAAATGGGTATCAATGACGAGTACTCGCGTGATGCTTACTATGAGTACAACGCAGGTCTTGAACACGAAGAAGACCAGGATGATTTCGATCTCGAATTGCATCCCGAAGATTGGCAGGACATGTATTCACAGGAATTGCTGGACGGCTGGATGTATCTTCGTAAATATCTAGATGAAAATTACATTAAAATTACAGCTGGGTTTCCAGATTTCGTCAGTTTTGTCCTTTCACCACATATGTGGTATACGGAGGACCAGCCGGCTCTATGGCAGCAGTGCATCTGGAATGACATTTCGAAAATTCAAGTTATTACCGACCGGGTTTGCCCAGCAAACTTTTACGCTTGGGTGAATAATTATGTCGAGTACATATAAATGATTGACATTACCGGTCCCAAGGTTCTCACCCCAGCACTGCTGTTCGCGCTGCTCAGCCCTGGCATTCTGCTTACTCTGCCTTCACTGAAGCTGTTCGGGGGCCAGATGACCCTGCAGTCAGTCCTGATCCACGCAGTTGTCCTGTCCCTGGTCTACTGGATCATCGGCACCAAGGTGCTCGGTGTGACCATGACGCCAGCTGACCTGATTGTGCCAGCTGTCCTCTTTATCCTTCTCAGCCCAGGCGTTCTGCTGACCCTGCCACCCAAGTCTGGTGGCGTCTGGATGAGCCGCCAGACCGGCCCACTGCCAGTTGCCGTCCACGCCGTCGTGTTCGCCGTCGTGTTCGCTTTCCTGCGCACCAAGTTTTCCAAGTACTATTAGATATGAAGTACCTTGCGATAGGTCCAGGAGCTATGGGTCTATTTGTATATTTGGGCGTGATTTCAAAATTAAAACATCTCGGTGCTCTCAATGATCTCTGTGAAATATCAGGTTCATCGGCAGGGAGCATAATAGGATTTATGTTTCTCGCGACCAAAGGCAATATTCCAGAAATTCTGGATTTTGCAATCAATGTTCCCGTGAAACAGATTATGAAACCTAATCTTAAAAGTCTGCTGACCAACTATGGCCTTGTTCCTATTTCAAAGGTGAGGAACCAACTGAGCAAGGCGTGCCTCAAATATCTCGGAAAAGATGACATCACGTTTATGGAATTGTTCGCACATTCGAGAATTAAATTCCATGTGTCAGCCTATTGTGTGGACTTGATGAAAACTGATTACTTTTCTGTAGACCGGACCCCTAATATGAGTGTGCTCGACGCGGTCTGTATGTCAATCGCCCTTCCATTTCTGTTTTCTTCTTCCAAATTCAATGAATGGCACTACGTCGATGGAGGCGCGGCTGAAGACTGCCCGTGTGGTCCGTTTATTGATAAAGAACACAAAGATGTCCTTGCCTTGAAACTCGCCTGGTCGCGTCCAACTCTCGTCAAGGACCTGAAGAGTTACGGCCTGTCAATTCTATGGTCTGTTTTGAAATTGCGTTACGCTTATTCTGTCCCGACTATTCATGTCGATCTTGGAAATACCGATGTGTTCGATTTCGGGACAGAAAATGAGGCCAAGCTGAAAATGTTCATCACTGGTCATTCCCAACAAATTTCTATTTAGATATTAAAATGCGTTCGATTATGAGAGCCGGCTACACGGCTATTCGCAATGGTAAAAAAATCAAGGTCAGGCCGACCCCTATACCTGATGTCGGTGCGGCAGGCAAGGGGCCCAAGCTAATTGGCAAATTAAAAGGGGGAATGCTTACCAAGTATGGTTACCACCCAGTGGAAAGCATGACGGCACGCCACCGCGCTCTCACCAGGGCGATCAAAAAGGGGCGTGAGGCGCCACTCGCCGTCTTCCGCCGTCTTCAGGCTATCGGCACCCTGACGAAGCGCACCCTGCCAACCGCATCACGGACCTACATTCGTGATCGCAACTGGATTCGGGAAAAGTTCATGTAGCGTACCATGAACCGTAAATTCTAGCAAGACGGGGACTTATCAAGGTTTCTATAATTCCCATTACAAAACCCTTCATTATAGCCTTTTGCTTCCCATTACCTTTAGGGCGCGCCTTGAATAACTCAGCAACTATGCGGCCCATCCGCAATCCTAGATTTTTCTGGTTGCTGTTGCTGTTTCTGCTGGCCACTTTCAGGTGAACAATGTCAAGCAAAAGTCTGTAAATTTTGTCAACATTTTGCCGATTTGAATAGCCTACAGATCTACCAATAAATTCAGAAAGATTTCTGACATTACTGATACTAGGCCGGCCTTGAAGTAAAATACGCGTCACGGTAGGTACATCTCGTGTGAGGAGTTTAAAAACGTTAATATTAGACCTGGCCGCTGCAAAATTTTCAGACAGTCGACGGGCATTGTTTCGCGCCGCTGCTGTTTGACTGCGCGTGAGCACCGCATTTCTCGACATTTATATTTATTTAGATTTATATTTCAATAACCCATTCTAGTTTTTAAATTGTAATACTTATTGGTCGCTACACGCTGTGCTGTAAGTAGAGGACTGGCTACGCGTCTCGCTAACGGGTCCACTGCTGCACTGGCCGTTTCAATCGCCAGTTTTTTCATTCTATTTCTAAAACGGTTCGGTGTTTCCCCGTTGAGCGGAGCGCGTGTTTCAAGATAATTCTTCAATAGACGTGTGGCGAGCTGTTTTGCCGGCCCAGTAAGCGCATTCCCGGCGGCTCCGAGAACTTCGCCTTGTAGGTAACTCGCGGCTGCCGCGTTAGGGCCCTTGTTCAGCGCGACATACTGTTGTTTATATTGCGAAGTTGGTAAAAATACCTCTTTCGCCGCACCGGGTAAATTACCGGCCCACGCCCTGACACCTGCTTTTACAGCTGGAGTTCCATATGAAACCAGTCTTTGTAAATTTTGCTTTAGGATATTTTGTCTCGCTGGATCCTTCGTCAATAATATAACTCTTCTCACAGTATTTGAAGTGTTTTTACCGACAGTATGTTCAAGAATACCGGCGAGCGCCCCATTTCCAACATTCTTGTACCGTCCGCTTCCAGCTGGCAATTTTGTATACGACATAATGAGATCGCCGAGTAGCTGTCCCATTTCATATCCGTAATTGAATTTGTTTTTTGAATTTGGTTTATTAATAATAGCCTGTTTCAAGGTTATTAATTTTCTTATAATCGCATCAATCTTACGGGTGTTTGAATTATTAGCGTATCCAATCTGTTCTGCCAAATAATTTGAAAATGCGAGAAGACCTGCATTCTTTAAATTT